ATGTCGACCAATACCCAAGCCTCAGAATATCTTCAGACCTTCCCTGACAACATCATTGCCGCTGTTGCCCGTGGCGATATTGATTTAAATCGGCTGGCCATTGAAGTGCTGGCCAACCGTGGTTTAGATCACAATGCCAAATGGATCGGCTTTGATGCTGCAGCCAGACTTAAGGATTCCAGGACGTAATAATCAACTCCCTGGCTTTCCCTTTGTCCTTTCCACCACCGCCCACCGTGTAATTAATGTCGACGTGCCTCATGGCCAGACCAGCAAATGCCTGGCGCATTTCTGGTATGTCGTTCACGCTGATGATCATCTTGCCTTTTATGGTCCTGGCCAGCACGGCCATCTGATCATATTGCTCTAGTCCAAAATCCACGCCGTAGCCTTCAGTGCTCCAATAAGGAGGATCGCAATATATAAGAGTATGTTCGCGGTCATATTTGCGAATGCAATCAGCCCAGCTCATATGTTCGATAAAGGTCCGATCGAGGCGCAAATGCGCCACGGATAAGTCTTCTTCAATCCGGCTGAATGCCAGCTTTGGTGGCGCTGTTGTGGCTGTACCGAATGTCTGGCCACTGACCTTGCCACCGAACGCGAGCTTCTGCAGATAAAAGAACCGCGCAGCGCGTTGGATATCCGTCAGGGTTTCTTCTGGCGTGATCTGTAGCCATTTGAATATCTGGCGCGAAGTCAGCGCCCATTTGAACTGGCGAATGAATTCCTCCAAATGATGCCGCACGACGCGGTACAAGTTCACCAGTTCGCCGTTGATGTCATTCAGCACCTCGACCTTGGCTGGCTCCTTCAGAAAGTACAAAGCCGCCGCACCGCAGAATGGCTCGACGTAGCAAGTATGCTCGGGAAATAGTGGCAGGATATGTTTGGCCAGCCGACGCTTGCCGCCAATCCAGGGAATGATCGGTGCTGAGTTTAGTAGGACTGCGTTGTGCATAATGCAAAACCTTTCGCTATAGTGAAAATTGCGCTAGGATTCGCCCGCTGCGTCGACGTGGCAGGGAGCCCTGGCTTTAATTCACAGTCCTTATTACTGTGTGATTGAAGGTTGGTGGCCATGTTGACGCATGGCCACCAACGCTCTCTCTAATTCCAGATGGCTTTAGACGCCACCCGCATAAATAAACATCTCATCCAGCTGCTCATCTGTCAGACCGAGCAGCCCAGCAATCGCCAGCAGTGAAGGTCCGTGTCGCTCAAATGTGGGAGCCTCACGGAAATCAATGACCAGCTCCACTGATGTTTCAGGATCATCCAGCAAGGTGTTGATGGCTGGCATCAGGCCAAAGTGTTGCAGCGCCCTCAATCCCTGCCGCCTGGTGACACTTTCTGGTACTGCCGGCAACAAGCAATGATCGAGCAAAGGATGCTGGCCACGTAGGCCGTCGCTGATCTCCCTGGTTAGTGAAACGGGCTCCAGCTCACCATGTGCAGATGTAGGGATTGGGAAGTCGCCATCGCGGTAAAAATACGCCTGGCCATCAAATTCACCCAAGAATGCCAGGCTGGCGTCCCCATCCCATTTGTCAGGCCACACCAGGCTTTTCACGAATGCAGCATCAATCTTCAATGTAGTCATAGCATCACTTTCTGTAAGCCAGGAATGGAAGACGCTGCGTTATAGATGGCACTGGCAACTGTATAGCCGTTATAACCAGCGCTGTATAAGTTGCCTCTGTTGGTACATGCAAACAGGGTTTCGTACTGGTCATATCCGCAGCGGAATAACTCGATCACTTTCTCGCCTGGTTCATCCATGGTGGGAACGGGCGCTGCAGTGAAACGGGTTTTGTTGGTTGTGTTAGTGCCAGACATGGCATAAGCATCATATCCCGTCAGGTAATACACACCATCGGTGTCCAGGACAGTAATGCCTCCATACCCAAGAGCATTGCCGCAGTGACCTAACACCTGGGCAATTTTCCCAAAGAATGGTGGCGTACTAGATACGGTCTCCAGCGCTGCGCCAGTCCATCGCTGATACTGATTGACCAACCACGGTGCGGTCACAGCAGTGGTCGTACCATTGCCAACTTGGCCAGTATGGTTTCTTCCCCAAGTAAATAGGTGACCATCTTCATTAACTGCCCAGGAATACCCATAAATCCCTCCAGCAGCCCCTATCATCACAATGTTTGACAGTGTGGAGATATGGACGAAAGTGTTACGTTGAGTGACATCGCCTAGTCCCAGTTGGCCACTTCCATTATTTCCTGCAGCAAAAACATCACCATCATCGGTTAAAGCCAGAATGTGGCCGCCAAGGTCTGTCCAGTTGCTATCTGGGAAGCCATTGGTAGCCGCAATCTCAACGACATTCAATCCTGCAAGGGATGCAGGCTCAACAAATGAGGTTTTATTAATGACGTCACCCACCCCAAGCTGACCACGAGTGTTTACACCAGTACCCAGCACTTTGCCGTTATTTAGCAGTAAATAGGTAGGTCCATAATTTGGGCAAACAATGATCTTCTTAACTCCAGTGATACTGGGGATTGGTGTGGGTGTAGAGCGGTTGGAGGTATCACCTACACCAAGTTCACCACGGTAGTTGTATCCACATGACCAGAGCTGGCCAGCTGCATTCTTGAAGAATGTCGCTCCCACTGCAGTTGTGGACCGGCTGGAATTCGCTACCACGTCCGTAATCTGGATATCGTTGGTAATAAAATACTCAATACGACACATGATGGCGCGATTGGTGGTATCGCCATGACCGAGGTTGCCATAAGGATTGCTGCCACCTGAATACACCCAGCCATTGGAAATAACGGCAAACACGGCATCAGACGTTTTTTCCCATTTGATGACACGTTCACCAGCGGGGATAGGAATATTGAACATGGGTTTTTGCGGAGAAATCACGACATCGGCAGTCGAGCCTGTGGCTAGCGCCTGGTTGAGCGTCCGTCCCCAAACTAATGCACTATTATCATCCAGTACAGCCAGCATTTGCATGTAAGCCCAGTCATGGCCATACCCAGCAAAGCCCTTGATCTTGGCCTTGACGCTATTAGCCACATGGCGACGGCTGATCACATTGTCTGGAAGGTCAGCAGCCAGCAAGCCAGTATTCAGTGCCTTGCCATCCTTGCGCACGATGATGACGCGGAACTGGGTTGTGGTCTCAGCCAGCACCATTGCCCAATCACCGGCTTGCGTGGTGTAGCTAGGGATGCCCAGTATCAAGTTGGCTGATGCGGTAATGGTGACGGCATCAGCAAAGCGCAACCATTGCAACGCACCAGCATAAGGTGCCAAGGCAAAGCCTGTAATCGCTGTCGTGCCAGTGATCTCGCGCTTGTTGCCATCGTCGCGCCAGATGTTGGGTATTGCGCTGGATACGACTGCTGCCCCCATGCCCAGGGATTCACCGGCAATGGCTGGAGAGATCACCCAATCGGAGAATGTGCCTTCCCCCTGAATCTTGTTGATCCTGATGGTGAATGCACCCGTGGTCGGTGAGTAGGTTTGCAGATCACCTTGCATCCATACACTAGGATTGCTGCGTGCAGCCAGGCGCAAGGTCATGCCTGGTAGAAAGCCTTTTTCAACGTCAGCCGTCAGGCTCTTGTTGCCTAGCTCAATTGTCATGGGGCTGGTGCTGCTGCCATTGGTGGCAAAGTTGTTCAGCTGTCCGACAAATTCTTCCAGGCCAGGCACCAACACAGTCGCCTGCCAGTTGATGTAGTAGTCAACGTCTTGGTCAAACTTGGCCTTGTTGCCAGCAGCAATGTCAGACAGCTGCGGTATGCGTAACGGCGCGGTGATGCTCATATGAAACCCTCAATATCAATAGTCAGTACGGAATGGCGCGGCATGGTGATCAAGGTGCGTGCCTTGTTGTAAACGCCGTAAATGATCATGCTTTGGTAGCCTGGTGCATTGATCCAGACCAGTGGCTTGGCACGGTATTCAGCCAGCAGGCTAGTCAGCTCATCGACAAAGCCAGCATCGACCCACACATCAACGGCATTGCGCTTGCTCCAGCCGCGTTCCTTCATATACAGGTTGCCGAAAACATCACGTTTTTTAATGCCGTAATCTACTAACGTGACCTCGGCACCCAAGCGAGTGCCGCCGATCTCCTGCAGCTTGCCCATGACCAGGTTGCGGATGGTGGCCACGCTACCAGGGTTGCGGATAATGATCTGGATGGATGCACTGACATACATAGGCAGATCAGTCAGCACCAGATCACTGATCATGCGCCGGTTGGCATAGAACCAATCCCAATAGCCATTGATGATGGAGCTATCGACCAGCTGCTGTTCATGGTGATAAATCACATTGTCAGCACCATCCTTGACGATGATTTCAATCTCACGTGCCACCAGCCCCAGCAAGGCAATCGCTTGCACGCGCCCCACATTGACCAGGGTCAGGTTGATTTCATCGTCTGCAGTGCTGACGCCACTATTGGGATCAAACAACGCCCAGTTGTTGGTGGCTCCGGCATAAGCCCAATTGTCTGGAGCAACATCAGGATCAGTGTCTTCATCCAGTGGGTTGTTGCCGGTGTTGGCAGCTTTCACGGAGCGGTAAACACGATGATGGCCATCCGTAGTGATCTTCACCCAGTCGAGCATGGCATAGGTATGCGCAGGGTCATATTCCGGGTAATCGTTGACCTCTAGGCTGCTGGCGCTGATATTGGCATCAGCAATGGTGTAAGGCAGTACCAGCCTCATGTACGTGCTTCCTGAGTCTCTGGCATGCCAACGTCATTCCATTCTTCCAGCGTCTCTGCTGAACGCTGGTTATGTTTCAGAATCTGCACCAGGATGGTTTTGACATCGCGCAGCTCGGCTTCCAGCTGGCGGGTATTGTTGTCGGTGCCACCCAGCATCCGGGCGCTTTGCTCGTTACTAAATATCTTGCTTGGCCCGGTGTATTCCAGTTCCGGCCCGTTCTCACCCACAATGCGCCAGCCACCACGGTGCGCACCGCCTGAAGCAAAGCCAGGCACACCCAGCAAGCTGTTGGCTTTGTCGATGCTGCTATTGGTAGCCACGCCTCGGTACATCTGCCAATCAAACAGGCTCTTGAACTTGTCGCTATCAAAAGCAGCTGCAGACGCGGTGACCTGGTCCATCTGGTCACGCACTGACATGAAGCCTTGCACCAGGCCGGGGAAGGCTGCAGCCAGGTTAAGTCCTGCCTCAGTGGTGTAATCGATGTTGCTGCCCATCTTGATCAGTTCATCAATGCTGCCAGGCACGGCAAGATTGAGGGTGCCAAACTGCTTGGCCAGCTCTGCCTGATTCTTGGCCAGCTGCTCGGATGGCGACAACATGCTGTAAATGCTGGTGTCCACATTGGCCTTGAGCGTGTCCATGGCCTTGGTGAACTCGGTAAAGCCGGTGCGGATGCCAAACAGCGCGGTGAATTTCTCAATACCTTCCTGCGTCGTGGTATCGATGGACTTGAGCAAGGCATCAAACGCATCCAGAGTGCTAGGCAAGGCCGCTGCACCGCTATATGCCTCAACGTAAGCCGTCAGGTTGTCACGTGCCTCAATCAGCTGTTGCCCCTGTGTCTTGAAGGCATTGGCCGTAGTGGCCAGCTCGTTGACGAACTTGGTCAGGTCATCGCCGGTATAGCCGGTCTGTTTCGAAACCTTGGCCGCTGCATCGACGGTCAGACCAAAGCGATCAGCCAGCTGCTCATTGGCATTGTTCAGCGCCACGCTGGCATCGATCATCTCTGCCACCTTGGCACGGTCTGTAATGCCGCTGAACAAGGCGCGAATACCTTCTGGCAGTTTGGACTTCTGAATCGCTTCAGACAGTACTGACCCCATCACAGTATCCAGCATCTGCTGAAACGCCTGGTTGATATCCACGCGCTTGGTCTTACCGAACTTGTTGCCGTAGTAAACGGAGCCACCATCAAACGATGCGCTGAAGTCGCCACGCACGTTGGTGCGAGCTGTCATGTTGCTGGTGCTATTGATGCGGTCTGAAAGACCGAACTCGGACAGCAGGCCGCCCAGGCTGGCAGAGAATGCTTCATTCAGTCCACCCAGGCCAGAGCTAACACCCAATGCCCGACCCAGATTGCCACTGGAAGCACCAGCTACCGCGCCGCCTTCCCAAGTAGTGCTGGCGGTTGAGCCGTATTTCTTGGGAGATTTCTTGCCGACGATGGAGCCAATCAGGTTGCCAATGACGGCACCCAATGCGGTACCGATCACCGGAATCACGGAACCAATGGCCGCGCCTGCAGCTGTCCAGGCGGCACCCTTCACATCGCCTGACAATGCCTGAATGGCTGCTCCGACCCAAGGCATGGCCTTGGCAGCCATCGCACCTGCAGCACCCCAGCCACTGGTCATGGCCCCAATGCCGGTGGCGGAACCTGCTGCTGTTGGCCCCATGCCTGCAGCAGTGCCGACCATCTTGCCAGCTACACCACTGGCAAATTGCCCCAGGGACTGACTGCCTACCATGGTGCTGATATTGCCCAGCCAGCCGCCCACGGTACCCATGAGATTCTGGCTCATGCTGTTGCCGGATTTGGCATCCCAGATGCTCTTGGCTGCGCCCATCCAGTTCGTGCCGCCGCTTGCGCCGGTGGCACCATTGGCGCTAGTCATCCCACCATTGCCCATAAATACTTGACCCAGCATATTGCTGACTGGTGACATGACGGCCTGGATCACTGGTCGCAGGATCAGCGTGCTGAACATGTTCTTGACGGTATCGCGGAAGTTTTCAGCGGGTGTCTTGCCAGATTCAAAGCCACGCAGCAATGCATCCGTCAATGAACGACTGATGACATCATGGTCACGTATTGACTGCTGCACCATATCTTCCTGGGCTTTTTGGGCTTCCTTGATGCCGTTCAATGTGGTTTGTTTATTGAAAGCATCATTTCTGGCTTCAGCCAGTTTGCGCAAAGCAGCAGCTTGCTGCTCTGCAGCCTGGATTGCAGCGGGTGACTCTTGATTAATGCGCATCATGGCCACTCGCTGTTCAGCTGCAGCTGCAGCATCCAACAAACGGCTTTGTTCCATGCGGTTCACAGCAGCTGCGCCCAGCGTCATCATGTCAATTTGTTGCTGAATTGATACGGCTTCTCTTTGGGCGTTCTCAACCAACTGGTCAACGGATTTACCAACAGCCTGCATCGCAGTTTCATAATCACGCTGTACAAGCAGCTGTGTTTTCAGTTCCTCGGCACGTATACGCATGCGCTCGGCCTTGGCTTCTTCCGCCTTGGACGTCGCTTCAATCGCCGTGATTTGCGCAGCATAGGTTTCCAGTAACTCACGCTGGCTACTGGTTAATTTTCCAGTGCTGTTGGAGAGTAATTCACGTATCTCCTGGACAGTCTTTTGACCCTGAGTGAGCTTTTCACCCTCGGTCTGTTCATACTGCATATAAGCAACCAGGTCTTTAGATTTATTGACCAAGGTTTCATATGCTTGAGCCGCACGATTGCTACCATCAGCCTGTCGCTGTTGAGCCTCGGCACGCTCTTTGATGTTTTTAACCGCATGTTGATACAAGCCTTCAGCACGCTGATATTCCTCGGTGTTATGGGCCAATCCCTTGGTAGCAGCTTCAAAAGCCTTTGCTTCGTCATCAAGCTGCTTGGTCATACCCTGGGAGATAGACATGCGCGAAATGTTGCTGGTATAGCTGTCGTAATCCTTCAGCTGCTTGATCTTAGCCTCTTCGTTCTGGGCTTTCTTGGTGCGCTCTTCAGCTTTTCGGGCATCTTCCAATGCTCGATCTAACTCAATTTTAGCTGCAGCGAGATCCCGCTCTAATGAGGGCAATCTGCCGAGGTTTTGAACAGTGCGCGGTGCATTTCTGGCTCGTTCTACTCGTGCCAGAATCTCATCATATTGCTGCTGCAGTTCATTTAAAGAGTCGTCTTTGCCTATGTCCCAAATAGCATTCTTAGCACGGCTGATTTGTTTGGTGAATGCCTCCCATCCGCCCTCAAGCCAGCCGACCTGGCCACGCATTTCTTCCATGCGCTCTTTATGAGCCTGGGAGAATGTTTCAACAGCCAGCTTGACGGCACCTTGTGTATCGCCCTGATCCTCAAGCGCCTTGATGTGTTGATAAACCGATGCTGTTAAGAAATGGTACTGTTGATTCAGTCGCTCCAGGTTGCGCACAGGGTCAGCGGCCAACATGGCATATTCCTTGGCTGCATCTTCCACAGCGCCACCATTGAGCTTGACGCTGGCAGTGACGCCTTCCATGGCAGTAATCAATGTAGCACCAGTAAACATGCCGGTGGAGGCCAGCACTTGTGCCGCATCCTTGGCATCGCCATAACTGCCAGTGATCCTGCCAATCTCCTGCGCATGGCCAGCAAGTTGCGCAACAGACATCCCCGCCGCATAGCCTGTGGCAATCAGCGAATTGCGCATCTGCTCTTGTTCTTTCCAGCCTGCGTAATAGGCACCACCCAAAGCTAGAACACTCGCTGCCGCCACAGAAAATGGAGAGACCAGGGACATGACATAAGAGCCCATGGCCTTTGCAGCCGGGCCAATACCACCGAACATATCCTTGAGCTGGCCACCTTGTTGCAGCAATACGGTCATAGGAGCCTGGCCAGCCTGGAGGCTCACGACAATATCGGTCATTTGCGCAGGCACCATGCGCATGGCAGCAGCGTATTGCTTAGTAGAAAGCGCTGCCGCATTGATCTTTGCCGTGTGGTTATCTAAGGCTGGAGTTGTTTTCTTGAGGCCATCGCTAACCTTGGTAACACCATCAACACCTTCACGGGCTGTATCACCCAGTTTGATGTTGGAGTCACTGACTTGATCAATGGCGTCACCAACCGAGCTAACGGCCTTGGCGGCATCGCCATGGCCTTTAACATCAATCTTGATTCCTAAAATGCGTTCAATCGTCGACATCGATCAGTTCAGTTTCTCGTTGAGAATGGTGAGTGCAGCCTGTTCCATGGTTTGCAGATCACGAAACAGGGTTTGAGTCATTGCAATTTCCAGTCCCCACACAACGGTTTGCAGGGATTCGTAACGTAAACATTCATAAACGAGGTGCTTGCCTATGATGCGTTTGCGCCACTGTTTTTCCATGGCCAGGAAGACTTGCAGCACGTCCTGATGCTCTGGCCAGACTTCGTAAACATGACTGGAGTATTTCTCCAGCTCGGCTCGGGCTTTTTCCAGCTCCGCGCCTGACACCCCCCAGCGACGCAGCTCATCCAGCCTAGTGTCAGTGCTGGGTTGCTCACCACGTGCCCAGTGGTGAGCAGCGCCGGTTAGTTTCCCAGCTTGGCACCGCCTGCCGCTTGGGTATAACCCCAGAAGATGGAGCGAGCGGCACTCGGATATGTCAGGAGCAATATGCGCAAATTCTCACGATTGAATTCAGTGCTGCCATTCACGTCGACGTCGACCCATCCAATTACAAACTTCTCAAGATCATTCAGATCGTTTTCCAGCACTTGTTCTGGTGAAGGTTCGCCCTTCATGAACTCTTCAGTTTTACGGACCATTTCATCGACAAACTCTTTAGTCTTGACGCGATCAAATCGCTTGAACTTGAACTGCACCTGGTGTTCAACGTACTTGCCGTTTTCGTCATAGGCTCCGATCAGGATCGGTGCCGCGAATGAAGGTGTGCTGGTAACTACAAATGCCATGATGATTTCCTTGGTTAGTTGTGTGGCCCAACCTAGCCCTGGTCATCAGGGCTAGGGGCAACTGCGGCTCACGGGGTTATGCTGCGTTAATGAATGGTGAGGAATAATTCGTCGTTGCCATCAATCGGCAGATGGCGCATTTCAGCCGTGAAGGTCCGCACACTGGTTTTCTCGCCATAGTTCGGATTTGTGATCACCACTGAATCGCTGCAGAGACTGACGCGTTCGCCAGCCTGCAGGCCGTGCGTGATAGCGAAGTTGGCTGTGGTGCCATTGCGTACTGCGCCCCACAAGTCAGATTGCCCCACATTGACGGCTTCCAGACTGATGTTGGTAGCGGAGCGACGGTCTGTCTGCTCAAAGCTCTCATCAATATTGATGAAGTCCATAAACTGGATTTCATTGCCTAAGTCCATGCTGATGGACTCCAGGCCAATATCGTAGGCACCAAGGAAACTCACCAATGGCGTGTTGGACTTGTTGGCCAGCAGTGGCTTCTTCCATGCGCTGAATACTGGTGCTGGCACTGCATCATCGACCACTGGTGCGGCCACGCCCTGGAAGGTGAAATTAAAGCGTGGGATGTTATTGGCACTCAAATCAAACACCATATTCCCACGTGAACCAACAAACTTGTGCAGCACGTCCTTGATGTAGAGGTACGACGTCAACGATTCATGGCCATCAGAAACTGGCGTATACACAACACCAGGTCCAATGCTGTATTCAGAGGTGTTGTCAGTGGCCACCCAGTTCTTGCCGATAACCTTGGCTGTCTTGGTGGTACCGTCGTAATCGACGATCAGGCCACTTTGGCCAGCACCTGCGCCATCGGTAATCGTGATCGGCAGACCGTTGTAGAAGTTGTTCACGGCGGAAGCTGTTGCAGCCAGTTGGACTGTGTCGGCTGTGCCGCCAAGAGCCATGCCTACAAGTGCAGCCGCTAGGATGGTTTCGCGCAGGCCGCAGGCGCGAAGAGCTGGTGCATAAGCAGGCGCAACACCAGCAGTGCCAGAGCCAGCCGCTTCAACAGCAAATTGCAGTTGGCCAGTGATTGAGCCGATCAACTGCTCGAAGTTGCCAAAGTATGGCCGGATCAAGTCACGGTCCTGGCCACGAATTTCCATGGGTGTCAGTGTGGGCTGCCCTGACAGCAACACAGCATTGAGCGCTGCAGTCGGATTGGGATCAACGCCATACGTTGCTTCGTTTTTCATGAGCAGCGTGGTGATGCGTAATGAAATCATGCTGTCTGTCCTTTACGTGTTGAAGTGGGCTTGTTGTTGCCAGACTTGCTCTGAGCCGGTTTAGCCTCGGCTTTTACAGCAGCATCGAGCGATCTGGGGGAGGTACTGGCCTTCAGATCAATCCCACCTTGTGGGTTGATCTCATAGCTGCCGCCTTTGAGTTGGCTACTCATACTTGGCTCCTATAGGTAATAAATGGTGTGCAGTTTCAGGATGGCGCGGTGACACAGCACACTGGCAAACATGACGTTGTCGTTGCTCACCAGTTGGATGCCGCTGATGTTGTTTTCCAGGTCATGCCCCTCGATTACGCCACCCAATGTGTAGTCTTCGCGGAAAGCCGTTCCGATGTTGTCTATCACCTCATTCAGCGCATCTTCACTGCCAGTTTCGTCATCAAATGCGAAATAGCCGGTGAACTCCCAGTCAGCAACCTGAATTGTCCTGCCCATCATGGGTGACAACTCACGGTAGCTCCCGCGCTTCACAAACCAGCCTTGCAGCCGCTTCTGACCACCGATGTCAGCGGTATAAAAATCTGCCAACTTTGAAGCATTCTTGGAGAATCGTTCGCGCTCCTGGACAACACCGATGTTTGGCACCGCTTGGAGCTTGCTGACAATGGCGCTCTGTACCTCATTAAACTTACTCATTACTGCAAACCTCCTAATGCGGTATCAATCTGGTCCAGCAGCTCGACAAACTTGCGCTGGATTTCTGGTTGTGCGGTTTTCTCGGTCTGGGCAAACATGAAATAGCCCTCAGTGCCAGGGTGACGCACTTTCTTGGCAAACACGTTCTGGCCACCGACACTGAATGCCAGGAACTTGCCAGGCTTGGCCACGATGTCATGCGGCTTGGTCCCCAGCTCAACCGGAATGGCATAACTCAGTGAGGTTGATACGCCAGTGCTGACGACATCAGCGCCGATCTGGACAGGCGTTGCAGCAATGCTGTTACGCAAAGTGCCATCACGGACTGGCGTGATCAGCTTGACTTCGCCTTCCAGGAACAAGGACATTTCAGTCAGCCAGCGACCCACCATATGAGGCACGATCTGAGGGAACGCTTGCCATTGCTGGGCAAGTCGATCAAATCCCTGTAATTGAATGCCGTACTGCATCAGTGGGTCAGCCGAGGTCTGCCACGGCTATCCTTGCTTGGTAAGGAAATAACAGTGCCTGCAGGCGCTGCACGCTTGGGGTCAACACCCAGCTCATTCATGTAGCGCTGGCGCAAAGACTTTGCACGGGCTGCAAACAAGGTCGACTTTTCCTGATGATCAACACTGTCAGCACGGATGGTGCTATCAGTATCTCCGGCATACAGTGACGCCAGCTGCTCACAAAGTGAGGCCGCAGCCAGGCAGCAAACAGCTTCACGATCACCTTCAGGAATAGTTGATCGGGATTCATTCAAAATGTGAGGCACAGTGATATGCAGCCAGACTCGATCATCAAGAGAAAAAGCCTGGCTTGAAATGATCTGCTGGCCATCAGGCGTGTTGCGCATCGCGTAAGCGTCTTTGCCCAGGAAATTTGGCACAAGTGCAGATACTGGATACTCAATCGCCTGGAGCAGTGAAAAGTCCGTTACCCAACCTGACGGCAATGGCAAAACCGAGCCACCAGGTGCAGTGATCTCATCAATCACTTGCCTTGGTCGGTCTTTGCTATAGCGCAGCACGGCAACTTCTACTGCATCAAGCAGCTGCGCTGCGCTCACCGCACCCGCATCATCGCGGGTGAGGTCTGCCGTCAAAGTGAGGTAACGGTCCAGCATGGCTTAAGCTACAACCGCCTTGGTAGTGCCTTTTTCGCCATCGACCAGGATGTTGCCACCGTAGGTATGGCGAATCTTGTACTTCAGCACATCGTTGGCAAACATGCTGCCGCCAGTAGGACTGTCCTGGATGAACAACTCTGGCTCTTCATTGCCATCCAGGAAACCAATTTCGAGTACTGGAAGACGGAGAGGATCAGCAAGCGTTACCCAGTCATTGCCATCAGTCCAATAATCAACAGGAATGATTTCTGGATTCAAGGTCTGGGCAAAGGTCTTGTCATTGTTCTGTCCACGAACAAACAAGTCATATGCCAGTTCCTGCAATTCAAACGGCACCATCAAGATAGATGGGCTGACAGCATTGCGTTTGCCAGAGCCTGCGCGAGTCTGTTTCAACATTGCCAGGCGGTGAGCAGCAAACTGATTAGATGACAGTGCTGTTGTGAACAGATTGCCGTGTGTGGCGTGGTAAAGCGCTAGGCCGTCATGAATCAATGGATTGGTGCGGAAGAAATCGAAGACAAACTCGTTAAGCGTGTTCGCTGCCGCCAAATTGAGCTCCAGCGGAATGCGACGTAGCACACCAACATCATCGTTCTTAATTGCCTCAAGTGAGACATCCTCGGTACCACCACGTTTGGCTACAGCGTAGGTCGCCTTGCCATCGCCTGGAGTCGCCAATTGGGTGTAAGCAGCACGCTCAAGCACAATGGGCAAATTGCCATAACCGCCAATGCGAGTACGCTCCTGAGTGCGGAAATCATTGATTGGTACACTGGTGGCCACTTTGCGCCATGCCTGAAGATTAGTACCAGCAGTGAAAAGCGCTTGCATGCGGCGAGTAATCGCATTGCCCAGGACATTGCCAAATGTGTCACTGCCTACCGCTTCACGGAAAGTATCGCCAGCGGCAGCAATCAGGCGGTTGCGATCACAATTGCGCAACAGGCCAGTGACATTACGGTCACCGGTGATCGTGATATAGCACTCTTTAAACGAGCGAACATTGCGGTGTTCTTTGTGTGCTGGATCGAAGAATGCATCCAGCATATCGTCAATCTTGATTGCACTGTCTTCCACGGTAATGTTGTCAAATGGCATCTGCACATGACCAGATTCCACAAAGCGGCTCAGATACGCACGCTCGTCGCTGATTGCCTGGGCAACATCGGCCTCAACAAAGCGTTCCATGGTGGCAAATTGAGCGGTCAGCTTGTCCTTTGCGGCTTGCGGTAAAGTAGAAGCGGTAATAGTGCTGCGAGCATTGTTACGTGCCTCTGTCATACGAATTTCTTCGCGCAGCCTATCCATTTCTGCTGCTACTGCTGGATTAGTTTGTTGCGCTCCTGCAGCCACCGCCTCGCGGTAGGCCGTTTCAAGTTCGTCTTCATTGATATCGTCCAGGGCAATACCGGCAAATTTACCGGCATTGTGTGCCAGGACAGCGGTCAGCATTTTCTGCTTGAGGCTCATTTCTGATTGCTCCTTTGAGTTAACAGCTTCGGTCATACGAATCAGCCTGCCGCCAGCGCCTGGCTCGACAATGAGGTCGACTGAATCAACTTTGGTAATGGATTTGGCTTGTCGGACTGACTTGCCATTGATGGTGGTTTTGGTGGAGCCGCCCAGGCAGTCGATGGAGAACCCGAAAATATCCGTCATGCCACGCTTGACGGCTTCACGCAGCTTCACGTCGATATCATCTCCGGGCTGGATCATCTCAAGCACTGCCTGAATTTGGCCTGGCATGCCGTTGGCGGTTGGAACGAATACAGCCTCGACCAAGCGTCCAATCAGGTTACGGACATCCTTGCCCTTGCCAGCTACATGCTCATCATCGGATTTAACGAACACGCGGGCGTTGTTGAACATGGGTGCAGCTTCGCGTAGCACGGCATCGGGATACAAAATGTTATTGAGCGAGATGCCAGACTCAATGACGCGGATCAAGTAGCGGCCATTACCTTCAGCATCGCCTGTAGAAGCGACAGCCTCGCGCATGGGGGTTGCAGCAGTCTTGACTGGCGTGTGCGTAGAAACAACCTCAGTTGGCTCGCCTAGCGTGACGACATTGTTCTCATCGATGACATAGCTGTAGGAGTACTTGCGGCCACGGAATTCTGGCGAGTCTGAAGAAACGACAACGCGATCCGTATAGATCGCCTCCAGGGAGAGGTAACCACGATTCTGTCCATCGGGAAAACCCTTGGCTCGCAGTGCCTGATAAACCAGGTCACGAATCGAGGCAAAATCTCCAGCTGCAGCCTCGCGCAACGCATCCCCGCTAATGCCTTCAGGTGGAATGACGAACTTAGCCATGGTTACAGTGCCGCTTCGAACTTCTGACCATCACGAGTCACGACAACAACGCGGTCATCGTATTCCTTGAAGTCCAGGACTTCAGCAGTCTTGATTTCCGCTTGCTTGAATTTACCAGTGGGTTGGCCCTCATCATCAAACACAGGGATGGGGCGCTTGACCAATGCCGCAGCTGTAGCAGCTGTTAATGGCTTTTTGGCCTCTTTGGTTTCGTTTTGATTAGTGCCAGACATCTGCGGCTCCTTGATTTAAAAATCAGTGAAAGAGCCGTCAGATTAGGGGTTTGGCTGGGGAATTGCCTTTAATACAGGTTAAAGAATTAACCCGTGAAATGAAGGTGTTAGATTAACATTTAGGAGGTGGTCAAGCCATTGGCCAGCGCGAATTGTTTTGCTCGATCACGCAATGCCTGGTTAGACCATTGGCCCGTTGCAGGTAAGGTCACCTGGCTATTCCATCCCTTGATTTTTGGCACAGCAACACATCCGCAATTGATGGTTTCTGCAGCTGGTGCTTCTGGATCGTGAGGATGCATGAGCAAATATGTTTTGCCGTCTGCGCCCAATATCTTGAATTTCTCACTGACATTCACCGTCTGGCCATGTGCTGCATCATGCCCAGCGCGAGAATGGACCTTGCCAGATCGTCGCCATGTTTTGGTCATGACTACGCCTGCGGCTTCTGCCTGGCTCATACGTGCGCTGCCAGCTACAGAAAAAACACGGTTAAGCTCAGTACGCACAATAGTCCTGGCGCGGTTCCTTGGCTCACCTTTCAATATGCCAGCCACGTATCCCATGACAGCACCTGGTGATTGCGCCCCGATCACAACCAGGCCAAGCTGGCTGTTGATCTTGTTGGCGGCAGACACGCTAATATCCTTGATGCGTCCAGTCATGAACGAACGCATGGCCAGCAACTGGCGATTATCAATCACCGGCATGATGGAGCCGACCTGGATACCGGAAATCTGCATAGGCAAATCAATCAACGCCTGACCACTTTCCCAAACCGTGCCAGCCGAAGAACCAATCACGGCATTCCCCGCCAAGCTGAAATCAGCCATGGCCTTTTCAATAGCCGCACTTAACTGCGGCAGATTCCAGGACTGATAATCAGATGGCGCAGCCGTCAGGATGGCCGTGATCTGTTCCTGCGCCAGACCGAGCAAACGCAGGATTTCAGCGTAAGTGTCGGTCTGGATGCGGGTGCGATCTTTCAGCGCATCGTTGATGGCGGAGGAAGGTGTAGTGGCCATTTGAGTTATGACGAAAGCCAGCTAAGAACTCTTCGCCAAATACGGTTAAATTTACTCATGGTTCCATGCAACACTCTGGACGAGTCGCGTCTCTTTGCTAGCTCGGCGCAGAATGCTTCAAAATGCGCGATATTAGTTTGGGTCCCGCCTGGAGATTCACTGGTTGTCAGGGAATGGAAAAGGTACAGGTAACTACTACCATTGAGCTCCGCAGCGTCTAACCACTTAATAAGCGTTTCACTACTTGCTTGATCCCCAGCGATTGCCGCAACGCCAATTAATGATTCTTTGCCAAACTGGTTGGCAATCAAGGCACGCTTACTGCCAAAACGGATCATCTGATAGCCGCGTTGTAACAATTGATTAATACCTGGGCCTGTGAGGGCATTCTGCGGAGCACCAAAAATAATCTCATTGGCCTGTATCTGACTAAGGTGTGGGAATCTTGAATTCGCGATGTCCACATCTGGACCGAGTAAATCAATATTGGCTGCTTGGCTATAATTTTTATGTCCAACGCCCTCACAAATCGTGTCGTGCCCATCAAGCTGCAATTGCTGCACGATCGCTAGTGCCTTGCCTGAGTTTACTGATGCAAGCAGATTGGCAGCATCGCAGGCAAAAGACGCTTTCAGACCATACTTTCTGAGTATTGGTAACACGTCGCGAATATGCCCCTCATCACTTCCACCAGCATCGAATCCAATCATGATGAATGGTTTGGAATAAGCGCCAATGCATAACGGACCCAGTTCAATAAATCGAGCTTGAGTATTGTTACCAGGGAAGTTAATGAAGAGCTGTATTTGCTTAATGGCGCGAGTATCTGCGCCAGTACCACTAACTGTCCAACCAGTGCCAATGCTTGGAGAATTGTCGGCCGTTGCATCCATATGCACAGACAAAATTGCCCAACTACCTTGCTTCATCTGGTCAGGTTGAAAACGATAAGTTCTCCTGTTGGCGGGAGTGGCAGAAGGAGGTGTGGCAGCAGGGGGATCACTTGAAACCATCAAGTCAATCGTAAATCCAGTACCTATGCCACTGGGAACAAATACAGCAAAATCAATTCGACCTACTGCAGTAGGCCTATCAAATTCTTTAATAGTCCTGCGGGCATTGACGTAGCCGGGATTACCCTCTGCGGCGCTAGGAGTTATGCGTATCGTATCTTGTTCATTGTACGAACTCCCTGTCGTGACAACAGCATCTTGCACAAGCCATCGTTCTTCAGCAGTGGAGTTGGCGAGTAAAACGCACTGTGCTGGGCTTATTTGAAATTCGGGCTCAGTTACATCCGTGATATAAAGTTGTCCTGTTGTGGATTCTCGTTGAATTTTTGCAGCGCCCTTCACCGCATCAACATCCAACCTGCCATCATCAGTCAACGCCTCCAGCCCGGATTTAACTTCTTCAATTGACATATCGCCCCCGCCAGTTCCTGTTGTCTTGATGCGGCCTTGTTCATCAACCGCAATTTCCACCTTGTGCTTCTTACCTTGTGGGTCAGTCCATATCCCCATCAATAATTCAGCCATCACGCCGCTCCTTCATCTTCAGTTGTCGGTGTAGTAAACACATCATCTTCAGCCTTGCTTTTCTTGATCTCGGCGATCTTTGCCAGCTCTGCTGCCACATCAATTTCAATCCCAAGCCTGCCAGCCACGGTGCCGATCAAGGCCAGTCCGGTGTCTTCAGTGAGTAGCTTCTTGTCCAGGGCAATGCCCACGGCGACTATTACCTGCTGCAAAGACGTTGCATATTTGCTGGTGTCCCTGGACGTCATTTCAGGGAAGATCACTTCGACGTCATACGCCGGGTCATCTTCATCCGGCTCAACGCCAAGAATGACCAGGCTCTCCTGGCGTAAGACGTAGGTACCGATTTCCTTCAGGATGTGCTTGGCCTTCTTTTGACGCATGGAAAACACTTTGAAAGTCGGCTCCCCCATCTCACTGGCTGCTGCGCGGTTCACATCGCCACCGCCACCAAACCAATGCTCGGGGATCGTGCCTCCACCCAGGATGTGGTTGCGCAGCAAGCGCCCCGTATTGCTGGTATCAGCCGAGTTCAGGTTGGGTGCTTCAGCCTTCCAGATTTCCTGATCGTTATGGACGCGCACGCTATTTGGAGCTGGGGCAGTGATCTGTTTTGCCTTTTCTAGAACTTCCGCTGGTGTCGCCCCCTTGATCGTCACATCCCACAGGAACGAGCGCAGGTTGTTGATACGCTCGACCTCACCAAAGAGGAACTGGTCGTAACCATCAACCCAGTCAGCTTGGGAGAGCAGATCGGAAATACCGCGCATGCTGTTGGAAAGATCATTGATCTTGAAATAAAAGGCATCACCATCAGTAAAGGTCTGGCGTATCTCCTGAGTACGCTTGGTGAATACATCCTCTGGACCATTCACAATCACCCGATATCGACGGGCTTTGCCGTGTTTATCCTTGGCAGTGATGATGCCAATCGGCTGCTCTGGGTTGCTAGGATCAGCAACTACGGTGGCGATAAGACCAGGGTCGAGATACCCCAGCCGCACATGGCCGTTCATCTCATTTACAAAAGTGGGGTAGCACTGCTCGCCGAAAATGGATAATTCGCGCAGCTTGTTTTCCAGCTTGATATCCATCTTGTTGATCGGGTCGCGCCAGAAGCGCTTGAGCGTTGCATTGGTGCCGTCGTCATTGGTTTTAACCTCAACGCCTTCAGCCAGGAGGTAAGCCAGCGGCAATTCAATCAGGCGGTTGCCAAGCAAGTTGGTGCGCCACAGATGCACCGCAATTTCACGCGCGCGCATCTGGGTCACAACTGGAAGATCCCGCTTGGCGTCCCCGGTGAGTTTGCGCCAATCACCATCATCCCCATCAATCGTGACACCTGCGGCTTCACGCATGGGTGTTTCTTCATCACGAATGCTGGAATCTGGATCGCGCCGAAGCACGAAACTCATCACCCCATCAATTAACTTCATTCACAGACCTTTCCCGTCCCGCAAGCACCGCTTTATGAAGGTTCATAAAGCCGCAAAAATCCAAATTGGCTACACATGCCCAACCAAACCGCAAAAATCGCGCTACGGGGCTTAAATCGATTAACAAGGTTTTATGCAGCCACCGCCCCAGCCGACCAATGCGAGCCGCTTTATAAACGTCCGCTGTTGGTTCTACGGTTGCGCCTGCAGCTGGCTGGCCTTCCTGGCTGGCAGCATGCCAAGCCATCAAACCAGCAATGGCAGAGTCACCATGTCGGTACTGACCATCCGTGCCTTTGTCGCGGCCGTCGTCCATCCTCGGCCTTCCGCCCTGAAGAACAACCCGGCGATGATCGGTAATGACATCCTCGCCACCCACCACGGTGATGGACTTGGCTTCATAAGCAGATTTATAGCGAGGGAACCACTCGGCATACCAGGATGCGGTGGCCATGACACAAGTCACCCGATATTCACCGTAGCGCTGCACAGCACCTTCAGCATGGCTCTGGCCATTACCACGTGCATCAAATGAGGCGTGCTGGAAATGCGGTATGTTGTCCAGGATGAAATCGCGGATCAGCGCCTGCACGTCAAAAGGCAGATTGCGCAAACTCAGCTCGAAAGCTGTCCGCCATTCGCTGCTGCTGCTTTCCTGCAATACCCAGATCACAGACAAGTCACCAGTGCGGCCAAAGTCTTGCCCATAGGCAGAGCGTTTGCTGTGGTCCATGTTGTCGATCACAGGCTTCAACACATCTAGGCACCACTGCTTTGTTTCAGCCAGGCGTTTGGGATCGGTGACATAAGCCTCGCCCTTGGTCAGGCTCAAACGTGGGATGCTGTCATCTTGGCATTGCTCGACCAAGAAGCGCGGCATATAGAGGCCGCTGCCTTTCTTGGGGATGCAGAGCAGCTCTTCGTTGGCGTCTTCCTGGTTGCTGTAACTGGAAAAAATCTTGTCGCGCCAAGCCTGCTCTTTTTCATGCGTCCAAATTTCACTCTTGACCAGACAAATGCGCTGATAGAGCCCTTCAGCGACGGCCTCATCAAAATCAACCTTGTGCATGCTCCAGTCGAGCTTGCCTGCCTCAATGTCACGCACCAGGGCATGAAACTCGCTGTCTTCACCATTCTCAGAGCTGACAATATCGACACGTCCGCCCCACATCAGGAAGGCCATCGCACCCTTGACCACCTCGCGCAGGTTGCGGTGGAACGCTGCCTCATCGATCCGGGCATGACCCTGACGACCACGCCAGTTCCAGGGCGCTGAACTCAAGGCTTCGTACACATGGCCAGACTTGAACGTGATCTTGAAGCGTGTGATGTCCTGCTTGCTCTCGCCAATGACGCCGCGTTCCTGGTCCTTGACGGTCATCGTCTCGCGATCTTTGAATACCGAGATGGAGCTCGCGGCCACACCGTATATCTGAGCAAACTTGAGCGCATCGCCGATGTTTTCTGCGGCCATCCCAAGGTTGTAGCCCATGTAATACTGAGACATGCCGCCACGCTCCCTGGCAGCTTCAAGAGCGCCTTCAGCGGCCATGCATCCCCAGGACCATCCGATTCGACGCGACTTGCGACCAAGGCGAACTGGAGCCATATCCTGATGCCAACGAGCCTGGTACGGAAGTAAGATGTGTGGGATATCGGTACCAGCATTGCCCAGCCCTCGATCCTGTTGTTTCTCAACCACCAGGTCTAGCAGGTCTTTCTTCTCGCCCTGGCCAATCTCGATTGACTCGCTATTGATGGAAGTTTCAGCCATCAGCCTTCCACCTTAATACCGAGGAACTTGGCACGGATCGCTGCCCAGTTCTCTTCAGACATGCCAGCATCTTTGGCAATAACCTCGGCCTCATCACTTGCAACAAGCAGCTTGGCTTCCAGCTTTTCGCGCACCTCAACCACCCATTTCTTTTGGTTGACGCTGGCCCGGGATGCCAAGGCTATAGACTTCATAGCACCTGTCATTGTCTTGAGACGTTTCTCGACAGGCATGTCAGCATCTTCCTGCATGGCCAGAAGCGCCTCGAACATCTCGGTTTGCACCAATGCCATCGTGGCTTCAGAGCGTGCATCACCTTCATCCGGCGCTGCATCAACAATCGCCTGGGCAGCTTCAGTGCTGGCCTTGATCGCTGCCAGTCGGTTCTCAAGCCTCTGGCCATAGCGATGCACGGAGCTTTTGCTGATGGAATAGCCGCGGTCTTGCAGCGCAGCTGCAATCCGCATATAGCCGCTGAAGTTATTCTCGGCCAATTCCTGGTCAAGCCACTTCTTGACCTCGGCTGGCAGGCTATGTACTTCGGAGCGTTTAGCCATTGTCCAGCTCATCCGGAGTAGGCTGACGCACGCCAGGGTAAGTGGAGCGCCCAGCAGCAACATCAGCACCAGGGCCGAGCAGTTGCACTGTAACGATCTGGCCATCCTTATCAGCACGCACCAGTCCTTGATCTTCAAGCCAGGCAATCTCACCCTTGATCAAATCACCGGACACAGACTGGCCGAAACTCTCCAGGAATGCCTGAAGCAGGATCAACGAGGCGCGGTACCCCTTGGATTCATTGAGTGCACGCAGGATCAGATAGCGTCTGTCTTCTTGCAGAATTTTCTTGAAGCTCATGGCTTTTCCTTCTGCAGCAAATGCTGATGGATCAAACGCACCCCATGATTCATTTGCTTAAACTCACCCTCAACCCGGCTCACGCAGCGGTTCAGCTCGTTCACTTTTTCATGAATCAATGCCATGTCCTGGTGCGTAGGCAGGTGTTGCAACCGGGTCTCAATAATGGCCAGTCGGTCCGCATGCTGGTCCAGATGCTCGTTGACGGCCTCAATGCGTTCACTGGTCACCCTGTCTTTATGGGCCATCCGTGCGTATAAAGCTGCCGCCACAGAAATCAATCCTGTGACGATCTTGTAAATCCAGTCTCCCCAAACATCTAGCGACGGCATTTGTTGTTTTCCCTCTCATATCGTTCCTGGCAAAAGATGCAACGCTTCACACCCTTGATCGCTCGCCGTTCTTTTTCGATTTCTTCACCGCAATCCTTGCAGTGCGAATAGCCAGGGCCACTACGCAAGGCAAGTTCCTGCTTTTCAGCAATCCCAGCTGCACGCTCTCGCAGCTCCATTTCCTGCGCCAAATCTTCAGGCTTCATGGCCGCACCTCCCGATCTGCTTGCAGCAGTGCCTGGCAACTGGTCAATTGCCGGACGGCTTCGTCGGCTTCACTGGCGAGTCCGATAAGAAATTCAGCAGCCTCTGCAGAAAGGTCGGCTCTCGTTTCACCATCACGTCCGCTGGCGCTGGCGTAAGCTTCGCTGGGGATACCGCTACAGGCCGGGCTGGCGGCGGCAGTGTTGACTGGGATGCGCAGGCGCAAAGCGCCAGCACGCAGATCAGCAATAACGCTGTCTTTCTGGGATTTAACATGTTGGAGTTGCTCCTGGAGCTGGGTGGAAATATGCGCCACAGCCTCGGCGTGTTGCCGTTCCTGGTCTCGCGCTTGCTGGTTGAGCTGGTTGATTTCAGCATTGGCTTCGCGCAGCTGGATGTTTTCTCGGGCCATCCATCGGGCTTTTTCGGCAGCTTCACCCTGGCCAAACTGATGCTGGCCGTAGAAATAAAGCAGAGCCAGCAATCCAACAGTAGCGGCAAGACTAAGCAAGGCAGTGATCTTGGTTTCCATCATCTGCCCCCTGGCTGGCCATAACGCAAGCTGATGAAGTCGCTGGCAGCGGATTGCGCACCAACGATGGCAAGGTAAATCAGCCACTTTTCAGGGCTAACTTCCCCCAGCCTGGTTGTCTCAACCAGAAAGCTGTAAGAAACAATCAAATTGACGATGTTCATCCAAACCTTGGCAGGCGACAGCAAACCCGTTGCCGGGTCGCACACCATGGGTGATAAGTGCTTCAGCCAGTTTTTCATTGGGCGGGGGCCTCAAAGATATGGCCTGCCAATGGCTGCATGCCACCCTTGAGCCAGTCGGCTACCGTGAAGCCTGGACAAATCTTGGTCCATTCCCACGGCTCAATAATGCCGTTGCCATTCAGATCGGGACTGTAATCACGGTGACCAAGCACCTTGGCACCTGGATATTGCTTCTGCAGCAGCTTCACCAGCTCGGCCAGCTTGGCCCATTGCTCTTTGGTGAACTTGTCTGTGCCTATCAGGCAAATGCCAATACTGCGGCTATTCTGGCCTGCCACATGCGCACCTATTTCCCATTCGGCGCGGCCTGTGGCTACTGCGCCATTGGTATAGATCACATAGTGATAGCCAATGCTGGTAAGGGTCGGGTTATGCCGCGCACGATTTGTGTTAGTGCGCTTGAACCCGCGCTGGCGGTGCCAGTCGTCAATAATAGCGACGGGGGGAATGTTGGCACCGCCATTGGGGTGCGGACGGAAAAGGCTGTCACCGTTCTTGGTGGCAGCGCAGTGGATAATGATGTCGGTGATATGGCGGCTCGTAGTCATGCCGCCATGGTAGGGAGTGGACCCTTGCGAGTCCTTTAATACAAATTAAAACCTATCTAACTTTACTCGACTTGGCTTGCTGTTTTAATTCTATCCTGGCTACCATTTCATTAATGGATGACCATCTGAAGAAATGTTTTGTCCAGCGGCAGTACCAAGGGATGTATTTGATCAGAGCAGGGTCTCCGTCATGTGAAAGGTGGACATGGTTGTAGCAAGCCAAATCCAATGCTCTATATATTGCAGGTTCTTCAGCCTCAATAGCCAATCGATCTTGAGTGAACTGAACCCACGCTGAAGGATCAGCATGGCTTGCCATCATTCTCTGCTTAACATCAATCCATCTTTTCTTGAAGTTCTGATAATTGTTAGCTTTTGCAGAAAAACCAACGCCCAAATCAATGACGATTAAAACAGCTGTAAAAAAGCTTAATCCTTTTAACCACAATTCGGGCTTACCTGAAATGCCTACCTCAAAAATCACTGCAGCCGCCATCAGAACAGTAAAAATCTGGGTTACCTGATGCATAAGCTTGAAGAAGCCATGCCTCTCATCGTGATAATGAATTGATCGCTCAACATCAAAGTACAAGTGATATTGGCTGCGAGTTAAACCTTGTATAAAACTCATTTGGTTTTTGGCGTAGGTTTGTCTGGAGGCGCTGCAGTGTTAGATACAACATTGCCTTTTTTCTCCATGCCGCCGCCACTGTTATTGTTAACCCTTGTATTGCTCTCATTAATACTTCTTCTACCGTCTTGAGTTGGTACTGAAGGTTGTTTATTTATGTGTTTTGGGTCTTGAGCCATTTGAATTTTCCTTATTTGGGACAGTTGCGAATGTACTACTAAAATCTTAGTTAGTGTATTTTGCTTTTATTCATTGGTGGCCGTGTAGGTTGGTGGGTGCGTTGCATCGACACAATGTTCATTCCAGTAGACTTTTTCAAATACGGTTTCAGGCTTATCAGTGCTACGCGAATCTACTGTTGGTTGCTGCTTGGATGAATCATCAAACCTAACATCAGATACTTGAGTTCGACTTGAGCTCTGATAGCCAAATGCTACAAACCTAGTCCCGCCTGAATAAGCCCCGAAGCTGTTCTTTCCATCAACAACCCCGCACAACGCTACATCTGAGTTACCGTTTTCATCTGCCTGGCGACGAACAAGATAAGCGCTCCTGAATTTGGCTGAATCAGGGTCTTTGAGTTGCTGGGCCACATTGCGCTCGGCAGTTGCCTGAAAATTCGCATCTTGCGAACAAGCGGACAACACGCCAACCATTAACACCCAACCGAATTTCTGCATTGTTGCTATCCCTACAGCTTGAACTTGCCAAATTTCCAAGGCAACACACGTCCGATCACGCGGAGATCGGCAGCTTCACTATTGCTAAGTGTTTCTGGCTCATAAGCCGGATTATCACTTTTGATCACTATGTGACCATTATGCAATATCTGCACGCGCTTGATGCGCAAGAGGCCATTGTACTGAATGGCATAAACAGCATCGTTATCAAATCTATTGCGACGTAAATCCAAAAGCACTTGCTCACCGTGCTGAAGGCTAGGCTCCATACTATCGCCATCAACAGTGATAATTGCCAGCTTACCTGGCTCTGCATGAATTACATTTCTAACCCATTCCCGACTTGCCTCTAGGAAGCCGATCACACTTTCTTCATGTGTAGCACATCCATTGCCTGCGCTTGCTCGTATCTCATACTGAGGGATGCGAACCAAGTTATTGAATGATGGCGATTGTTCATTTGCTACGTACTTTTCAATCCCATCCTTCTCTGACGGAATCATTTGAGCTGATGGCTTCTCGCCACCTCCAAAAAGTAAGTACTCGACAGAGCTACTGTATTTCTTGGCCAGACCTTCCAGAACATTTAACGGTACCTTTTGTTTTTTCAGCCAGCTATTAAATGTTTTTTGATCGAATCCAATCCATGTCGCCAAACTATCCGTTTTCGGCGCTTCAGATAGCTCACTGATTCTGGTCAGCACCTCAGAGAAAAGCTCCGATTGGGTGAATGGCTGATAACTCTCAGCAAACATTTCCCCCTCACCAGTAACTACCCACCCCATATTTAGGTGTAATTTTTCCACCAAACTTGAAGCCTCTGCCGACTTCAATCCATTGACTCTGCCAGAAGACAAGTCTTTTACCCGCTGCAAGCTGGATTGCAAGGCTATAGCCATTTCAGCTTGAGTGAGGTTAAACCTGGACATAACTGCCCTAATTACACCTAAAGACATAAATACCTCTTGATAAGTGTAATAATTACACTTAATATGAATGAACATTACATCATCATTGCATTACGGAGTGTAACAATGACCCCCGCAGATCGCGTAAAAACAAACTTCAGAAAGCGCGGAATTACCTTTACCAAATGGGCTGAAGAAAATGGATATACAGCCAACGAGGTTTATCGCGTCCTGAATGGCCAGGCAAAAGCCCATTACGGTAAAGCACACGAAATTGCTGTGAAGCTCGGACTAAAGGAAGTTGAAAGGGCAGCAGCATGAAACCGAGAGTTTCGCTTCCAACAGATCGGGCCATTTTCGGTGGCGCCTTCACTTCGCCATCTTCTCAACCTGATCAGCACCCCGCAGCATCGCCTGCTGCGCAGCAGGTAAATGAAGATCAGCTTTCACATCCATTGCAGCAGCAAGCTGCCGAAGACGAGCAGTAAAGTCATGACGCTCTATCACCCCCTCATGTGCGGCTTCATCAATCAGCAACAACAGCGTGCGGCCAATGCCTTCAATGCGTCCCGCAAGCTCGTTCAAATGCACTGCATCCATGTTCGTACCTTTCGTTTCAAAACATGGCTGCATTTTCATCAACTGAAATCCATTTGCACAGTAGCAAAAATGGTATTTGTTTGGAAGGGCAAATAATCATGGTTTCCAAAACCCGCAGAAATTGGAAACGTATCCGGCCAACCAGCCTGCCACATGCCATGGAGTTATGCCTGGATCATGCGCGTGAGCGTCTGAACCGCTCGGTAGATAACGTAGCCGACCTCATGGGCGTGACCAATAAGTGGACCATTTATAAGTGGGTGGAAAGCGGCAAGCTGCCCACTAACCTGATCCCACCATTCCAAGCGGCATGCGGCATCAACTTCATCAGCCGATGGCTTGCTTCAAGCGATAACAAGCTGTTGATTGACATCCCAACCGGCAAGAACGTCAGCCAGACCAGCTTGGCAGTGCTGCAACAGAACTTCAGCCTGGCATTCACGCATCTTTCCAACTTTTATGACCAGCAAACAGACCTGGAAGACACGCTGTTTGCTTTGCAGATGACCATGGGCGACATCGGCTGGCACCACGCCAACGTCAGCACCTACGCCCAGCCAGAACTAGATTTTTCAGGGGAGGAGTAATGGCAGAAAAACAATACAACAGCAGCAGCCAGGAGCGCGGATATAAGGTCTTGCTCCTGCTGGCTGGCCATGAGTTTGACGGTCTTGCACCAGGTCAACTGGCAGAGGCACTCCAAACCAACCCAAGCAATATCACCCGCGATCTGCGCGTGCTGCAAGCGGTTGGCCTGGCTGAACCATTGCCTACCGATCAACGCAAATGGCGGCTTGGCCCCAAGCTGATTCAAGTGGCCACGCAGTTCCAGCACAGCCTGGCTGAAATCAAAAGACGCGCTAACGAAGTTGAGCAGCGCTATACCCGCATCCCTAGTTAATAAGTGAGATTGAACATGGCAAAAGCACCAACCATCAATACAGACATACTCGCCCCAATCTCAACTGAGGCACATCAAGAGACGATTGCAGAGTCGCAGATTGCGGCTATTGGCCAGGATTACAGCCAAGGCCGCGACCTGGTTAATCAACTGCTAGGTCAAGCGCAAGCATTCCAGGCGGCAGGTGATTTACTCCGAACGTTCGGAGTTTCCAAACTGGCTATCGTCAAAGAAAACAAGCTATACCGCGATCTTGCAGGCACCAAAACTCCGAACGGTTCGGAGTTGAAAGGCACTTGGGTGGAGTTCTGCAACCTACTCGGAATATCTGACGACAAGGCCAACCAGGACATTGCCAACCTGCAAGCGTTTGGTGAAGACGCACTGGAGCAAATGCAGCGCATTGGTATTGGCTATCGTGACTTGCGCCAATTCCGCAAGCTGCCTCAAGACCAACGAACAGCACTCATTGAAGCCGCAAAAACTGGCGACAAAGACACGATGCTGGAACTGGCTGAAGACCTCATTTCCAAGCACATCAAGGAAAAAACCGAACTAGAAAGTCAGGTGCAGGAGCTAGAGGCAGACAGCGAAGCCAAGGACAAGATCATCGAAAGCAAGAACACCAAGCTGGATGATCTGGAAAAAACCCTGCACAAAATGCGCAACCGCACCTCTGACTGGTCACCTCGCGCATTCGAGATTAGCGCAGAAACCACCACAGCTGCAGCGCAAGCCTTGGAATGCATGGACAAGCTGGACACGCTGCGCGACGTGATTCTGAATGAAGACTTTGGCGAAGGTGACCATGAGGCCGCTGTTGAAGCAATGGCCAGTGTGTACTTCGATGCCGTTGATCAGGTGTTGCTCAAGGTGAGCGAAGTGATGGCTGCTTGCGAGCATGTGTTCGCGGGATATAAAGACAGAGCTCGACCATTATTGGAGGCCTTCAATACAGAGCAACAAGCTGCTGTCGAGGTAGAGGCTGAATAATGGCAATCGACGCCCCTAATTCACTCACCATTGCCGACGAAATGCGCTCCCTGGCACGTCAGTTGGATGCAGCCAGCCACCGGGAAAAAGGCGAACTGGTTGAGCAAACCATGCAGCACTATGGCTGGAGTCGCGCCAAGGTATATAGCCAGCTGAAGGCTATCGGCTGGACCAGTGGCCGCAAGGTGCGTGCAGATCGTGGCTCAACGTCGCAGAGCATGGAAGCGCTGGCCATGATCAGCAGCGCCCAACGCATGGGCATCCGCAAGAATGGCAAAGCCACCATGAAAACGCCGCTGGCGACTAGCATCATGGCACAAAACGGTTTTGATATTTCCGTCAGCAATAGCCGCATCAATACCCTGATGCGTGACCGTCAGATGCACCTGGCTGCACAGAAGTTGGCAACGCCTGCGCAAAGCATGCGCAGCTTGCACCCTAACCATGTGCATCAGGTCGACCCATCCTTGTGCTTGGTGTACTACTTGCCCAACGGCGAGCAGCACATCATGCGTGATGATGAGTTCTACAAGAACAAGTTGGACAAGATCGCCAAGATCGAGCTGAAGGTATGGCGCTATGTGCTGACCGACCATTACAGCGCCAGCATCATCGTCAAGTATTACCAGGCCAAGGGCGAAACCCAGGCCAACCTCTACGACTTCCTGCTGTATTGCTGGAGCAAGAAAGACGGCACTTTGCTGCATGGTGCGCCCAAGCTGCTGATCTGGGATAAAGGCTCTGCCAATAGCGCCGGTGCCATCAAGAACGCGCTGCGCTCTTTGGAAGTCGAGCAAATCCCGCATACCGCTGGCAATGCTCGCGCCAAAGGTGGCGTTGAAAACGGCAACAACCTGGTTGAGACATTGTTTGAATCTCGCCTGCGCCTTGAGCCGGTCAACAACGTCGATGAACTGAATGTCGCCGCCACGTATTGGTACAACGCCTATAACGCCAACGCCATCCCCAATTATGACTCACGCCTGAAGCGTAAGCACATGGCTGAACCCATGGCGCGTTATGGCTTGTGGCAGATGATCCGCAAAGAGCAGCTGCGCATATTGCCGGAGATCGAAGTCTGCCGTCAGTTGCTATCTGGTACCGATGTTGAGCGCAAGGTTTCGCAGGATTTATCCATCAGCTTCAAGAATCCGGTGACCAAGCAGCGCCAGTATTACGACTTGCGCGATATCCCCGGCATTCATATCGGCCAGATCGTCAAGGTCAGTCCCATGGTGTATGGCGATGGCAATGTGATTGTGAGTTTCAGCAATTACCTGGGCGAGGAAACCTCACAGATCGTGCAACCCATCACCGGCGATGCTACCTCCGGCTTTGCTGATACCGCAGCAGTGTTTGGCGAGAGCTTTAAATCCAAGCCAGACACCATCGTCGAGCAAAACAACAAGGCAGCAGATCAACTGGCTTATCCCGGCATGTCTGCCGAGCAGATTGAATCAGCCAAGCGCACAAACAAAGTGCCATTCAATGGTCGCATCAATGCGCACTCCTATCTGGCAGACGTAGAAGCACCAGCCTTTATGGAGAGACCAGGCGAAATGATGAATGTGCCGAACCGCTTACAGATTGAGATCAAGCCACTTTCCAACATCGAAGCCAAGGTCAAGCTGCGCAACCTGTTAGGCCGCACGCTGACCGCTGAAGAAAGCGACAACCTTAAATCCTGGTACCCGGATGGCATGTTGGAAGAGCAGCTCCAGGAGGCAGTACTTGCCCTGGAAGGCAAATTGAATACGGCTCCAAAACTGGTGGCCGTGAAGTAAAAACGCCCTCCGTGTTAGCGCACGGAAGGCGTCAGGGAGGCACCCGGCAAGGTGCCATTCATTACTAAGCAGAGGGCATTGCCCGAGGAGAAGTGTACATGATTGGACATATTAAAACTAACGGGGGCAGCCATGAAGCAGCTGAACCTGGCATTTAAACGGGGGGTGAGTATGCCTTTGTTGCTGAAAAAAGTCTTTACCGATCACTTGATCAAGCAGCCTGAGTGGTGCGCTGCGGTGAAACTGTCGACGGGTTTCCCCATGTCGCAAACCGCAGGCAATCAATTGCTGAATTGGGATCGGTGGCCAAAGGCAACATCGGCGGACAGCATCATCCAGCAGACCGAGCAGTTCTTGCTGGAGCGCGGTGTCCCCAAGGATGAAATTGCCCATATCTGGGAGCAAGACGATGAAGGTAGCCGCATACCTGATTTATCAACCGTCCGTGAAGCAAGGCGCATCCCAGCAAAACAGCAGAGAGCGCAAGCGGCAGCTATTGCCAAAGAGTTAATGATCGACCCCATCGGAGAACCCGAAATGCTATCCCCCAATGCCAAGAAACAGTTTTCTATTTTCCGCTCACCTTTTGACGATGAGGCTATTTCAGGCCCGGAAGATGTTTTCACTAGCGACGATATCCGCTACATCCGTGAATCCATGTATTCCAACGCCAAGCATGGCGGTTTGCTGGCTGTAGTTGGTGAATCTGGTGGCGGCAAGAGCGTGCTGCGTAAAGACCTGATTGACCGCATCCAACGCGAAGGCGACCAGGTGCGCATCATCTATCCTCAGATCATCGACAAAACCCGCTTGAGTGCTACCAGCATCAGCGAGGCCATTTTGCGTGACTTACAGCCAGATGGTCGGGTTCCCAATTCCCTAGAGTCCAGAACCCGCATGATTACCAAGCTACTCAAGGCAAGTGCTGCCACCGGCTTTCGTCACGTCATCATCATTGAAGAAGCTCACGACATCACGATCACTTGCATGAAGCACCTCAAGCGTTTTCACGAAATAGAAGATGGCTTCCGCAAGCTGCTCTCCGTGATCTTGGTTGGCCAGCCTGAATTGCTGGACAAACTGAACGTAGCCAACTATCCCGAAGCACGCGAATTCATCAATCGTTGCGAAGTGGCCAAGCTGGTACCGCTGGATCGCAACCTGGAAGCCTACCTTGCATTCAAGTTTGAGCGTGTTGGTACCAAGGTGGAGAACGTCCTGGACGCATCTGCATTTGAAGCTATCCGCAAGCGGCTGACACGCTCTTCAGGCTCAACTGTTATTTCCAACATGAACCCGCTTCAGGTCAACAACCTGGTGATCAAGTCCATGAACCTAGCAGCCGAGATCGGCGAGGCCAAGGTCAGTGCTGACGTGATCTTCCAGATTTAAGGAGCCTGCCATGCATACCTACATCGTCAAGATTAAGTATCTACAGGCTGGCCTGGTACAGCGTCACCAGGTGAACGCTATTGCACGCTCACCGTTCAGCGCCATTGAAACCACGCTGCAAGCCATGGCACTCACCGGCAATGTGTTGGCTGTTGCGCTTCCATCCCATGGAGGCCGCCATGTTCACCATTGAGCTGACTTTGACCCCTATAGCCCCGGCCACTATGCCAGAGCCATTGCAAGACGTGCTTGTGGTATGGGCTCCTAAAGATGGTGAAGAACCCATGCTGGTTTTGGCCTATATCGACACGCATCAAATATGGCGCTGGGCTCCCGAGGGCGATGAAGTTGAAAAACCGCAGGACTTCACCCATTGGGCCAAGCAGCCAGTGCTGCCAGACGATCTGGTTGCCCATACCCGTTTACCTATTCAGCAAAGGAGCATCAGCCATGCGCACTAAGCCTCAATATCGCTACAAGCTGCTTTCCGAACTGCGTATTGAACGTTTTCTAGTGCTGGTAATTGGCATGTTTATCAGCTTCTTGATCATGCGCTTTTATCTTGAGCCGGATGAACAGCAGAAAAGTCTTTACCGCATCGAACACATGGTCAAGGCATGCATGCCCAACAGCGCCGATCAGGTGACTACCATGCGCTTGATCAAACGTGATGGCCACCATGAGCTCCAGTGCGAGAAGCAGTCTATTAGCCTAACGCACCCACTTCAGCCATCTGCCGCAATCCGGAGGGAAATCTAGTTATGCGGCTGTCATGCCCAGCTTGCGGAGCCACTATCAGCCTCGATGCCGCACTTGGTCACGAAGGCGCACGCGAAGCAATCCAGATCGCGCTGCGCCTTCCTGCCAGCCTTGGCAAGGTGCTAATCCTATACGTTGGATTATTCCGCCCAGCACAACGTAATTTGTCCATGGACCGTGTGGCCAACTTGCTCAACGAGTTACTGCCAATGATCGAAGCAGCCAAGATCGAGCGCAATGGCAAGTACTTCGCTGCACCGCTGGATTACTGGGCTCAAGCCCTGAATGAAATGATCAACAAGCGTGAGTCGCTGACGCTACCACTTAAAAGCCATGGGTACCTGCTGACCATCATTGCCGGATATGCAGATAAGCAGGAAGCCAAGGTCGAGCAACGAACCGAACAAACCCGCAGGAACGGTGATTTTGTTGTCGCGGGAAAACAACCCAAACGTGAGGCACCAGTAAAGGTAGGTGCCTTCTTATCACAACTAGGAAAGGGCAAGAAATGACACAAACCAATATTCCTGAAGGCTTTCGCCAAGATGCACGTGGTGCATTGGTGCCAGTCAGCAAAATTAAGCCAATCGACCTGGCACGTGACCAGCTAGTGCAAGAGATTGTTGATAAGGCCAAGGCTGTACGTGAACAAATCAGTGCGTTCAAGAACGGCACCTTTGGCGATGTAGACGCCTTTGTCGAAATGAGCGCAGAGCAATATGGCGCAAAGCTTGGCGGCGTAAAAGGCAACGTCCAACTGGTGAGTTTTGATGGTCGCTACAAGGTAGTTCGCCAGATTTCGGAAACCCTGAGTTTTGACGAGCGCTTACAAGCAGCCAAGAGCCTGATAGATGAGTGCATTCATGACTGGTCTGAAGGTGCCAATGACAACATCCGTGTCCTGGTCAACGACGCATTCCAGGTCGACAAGGAAGGAAACATCAACACAGGCCGAGTGTTTGGCTTACGCCGCCTCAATATCGTTGATGACAAATGGAAGCGTGCCATGGATGCCATCAGCGAAGCTGTCCAGGTCACAGGCAGCAAAAGCTATATCCGGGTGTATGAGCGCATAGGTGAAACCGACCAGTGGAAGCCAATTTCTCTGGATGTGGCAAGCGTATGACATCTTCATCCAAACAGATAGCAGGTAACCAGCGCCGCTCTCTACGCTCTATTCGAAATAGATTGCTAGAAATGTCTGAACAGTGGGATGGCCTTGATCAATTCAACATGAGCGCACTTGAAGAGCTTGCCGATCAAGTTGAAAAAGCCGCAATAAATTTGGTTGAAGTTAATCACTTATCCGGCGCTTAACCGTATCGCGTCGGACTTTTACGCCTGGCCATTCCTCCCCGAAGCCGGGCGCTTTTTGAAGTGTACTCAATCCCGAGTGCATTTCACAAAGCTCAACAATGAAAGGTAAAGCAACATGAAGAAATCCGAATTAGTAGCCCTGATTAAGCCTGCCAATGCATCTGCAGCAGTGACTGAAAGCATCCTGGATGCTTTGGGTAGTGTAGTTCAAGAGCAACTCGCCAAAGGTGGCGAAGTCATCCTGCCTGGCATCGGAAAACTGAGCGTTACAGAGCGTTCCGCACGCACTGGCCGCAACCCGCAAACAGGAGAAGAAATCCTGATTGATGCCAAGAAAGCCCCGAAATTCAGCGCAGCCAAGGCGCTAAAAGACGCAGTGAATCAATAGACCTTCACTCGCAGCGCGTTCTCTGAGCGTGCTGCAGGGGAAGGTTTAGTAGGTAGACCAATCGACGCTTTGTTGGGCCAGGACAATTTCATTATTTTCGCCCACGTTGATAAGAGGATTGTGATGGTGGCAAGCGTGACAAGGGAAATACGCACCATCCTCATCAACCTCTACTAGGGATAGGGTGCAATCAAACTGACAACCACAGGCTTGGCATATCCACATAAGGCCATGCTGGAACTGAATTGTGACAAGGAAATGATGATGGAAAAATTCAACTTACAGGTAAATAGCTCTGGAGCCTGGCGCAATGTCCTAGTCAGGATGACCAAGGAGCAGATGCAGCAGGTCGAAGAGCAAATTTCATCCATTGCCGCCATTGCCGGAGAAGGTCACAAATGGCGCATCGTTGTTGCCGGGCTGGATGAGGTGATCGCTTATTGCCAGGCTCCTGACTATCGATGGCAGGCACCTAATAGGACTAGGTCTAAATGAGCTGCTGCGAATTCATTCCGCATCCTGAGTGCACAAATGCCAGCGCAGGCTGCTGGTATGCAGGCCAATGCTTATACAAGTGCAACAAGTCACGGGCGATGCTCACTATTGCTGAGCATGACAAGGTCCGCGCCGAGCTCAAGCACACTCTGCGGTTCATTCAATCAGTACCGGAAATGGACGGCAAATCAGAAGCCGTGAAGGCATTGATCAACGTAAAGCAAAAACTGGGCATTTATGACTGAACCTACATATATAGATGAAGCTGGCCACACATGGCACATGTTCACTCTGCAATGGCGTAACGAGATTGACGACCAGACTTTCAGCGTTGGTATTTGGGCAATTGACCAGGCTCACGCCTGGGATCAGTTAGGTTGGATCAAACAAAACGGCCATATCAACGGCCAAGTGATGGGAGTGGTAGCAGCATGACAAAAAAGGAAGTATTAGAGAAGATCAAGAAATGCCTGGCGCTCTCTGCCAGCGGAAATGAGCATGAGGCAGAAACTGCCATGCGTCAGGCACGTGCACTGATGGAGAAACACGGTATTGATGATGCCGATGTGCTGGCCGCTGGTGCGGGGGAGCATAAGGCTACATCCTCAGTTCAGTCTACGCCCCCTAATTGGGAGACCATGCTGGCGAATTACGTGGCACGTGGCTTTGGCTGCAAATTGATTTTCTCACCAGGCTGGTTCCACAAATCCGGTAACTGGAAATTTATTGGTGTGGGTGCTGCCCCTGAGATTGCCGCATATGCATTTGCTGTTCTGTACCGACAACTGAAGCGCCAACGTACCGAGCACATCAAGACTAAGCTGAAACGCTGCAAGACGGCCACTAAGACACGCCGGGCCGATTTGTTTTGCGAAGGCTGGGTACATGCAGCCGCTGGCAAGATAGCAGCCCTGGCAGGCACACCAGAGCAGGATCAGGTGATTGCAGCCTACCTGGACAAGAATTATCCATCGCTTAGCAATCTCAATTCCCGTGACCGTAATGATGGCCGCAAGCTGAGGGATCATGAATATGCCGATTATCACCACGGTAGCCGAGGCGGCCAAAATGCCGATCTGAACCGAGGCATGGGTGTTGATGGCAATGCTGGACTGTTGAAATGAGCACCTCCGCACAACAACGCCGTAAGAATGAGTTGGCAATGATCCATATTGCCAAGAATGCACTTGGCCTGGACCGTGAGACCTACGAACTCACACTCAGCAACCTATGCAACGGCAAGAGATCATCTGCTGATCTGGACTGGCAAGAGCGCCAGAAGGTGCTGCAACACTTCAAATCTAAAGGCTGGATCAACAAGCCTGCCAAGAAGGCTAGGACAGAACGCCCACTGGCCAATAGCGACCAGATCAAGATGATTCGCGGACTATGGATTGAGCTGCACCAAATGGGCCAGCTCAAAGACTCATCGGAGCAGGCTATCAATCGCTTTGCCAAGCGTCAATTTAGTGTTGACCGTGTGGAATGGCTGAATGGTAAGCAAGCCAGCGACATGATAGAGGCGCTCAAGCAATGGGTAGCCAGGAAGTCCAATGCGTAAGGACAAGCACAGCGTCGCTGGTGAGTTCCTGGATGACTTCATCCGCTTCAATAAGGACCTGCTGCTTGCTGTTGGCCACGATAATGACAAGGCCGAGGAAATGTCACGCGTGATCGCGCAGAAGATGTGCGATGAATGGGGCGGCCAGATTATCTACTTCCCTAAATACAAACGCGCTGGCTTGTCCGAGCGTGATCTGCAAATCTGGAAAGACTTCAACGGTCACAATCATCGTGAGCTGGCGCGTAAGTATAAAATGGCCGTTCAGAATATCTATCGTATTTTGGAATATGTACAGCGAGCTGAAATTGCTAAAAGGCAGGGTGCGTTAGATTTGTAG